TGTTCTGGAAGGTCACATTCGCTGCGGATACATCGATATCTGCGGTGTCTGCGGTGTCGAAAACGATTTTTGCCTGATCATCACCGTTGCCGGTGCCTATAATACTTACTCCAGCAACATCACATACCAACCCTGCTGCTGCGGAAATATTCTCCACATGCCCTGGTTTAACCATAATGACATCGCCCCTGCCGGCTACACAGCTTGACATAGCTTCATCGATGGAACTCATGGGTCTGGCGAAGGTTCCCTTACTTCCCCCACCACCGTTTTCATCCACCCAAAAGACTTTACCCGGATGAGTGTTAACAACAGGCAGGTTTTGGACAGACAGCCCATCCGCAAAACCTGTCGGATAATGACTCATAGTTCGAAATGGTTGTGCCATGATTTATACTCCTATGGACCGGGGGTTTTGGCCCCCGGTCGTGTTTCAGAATCCCCATAGTGGATTTCAGGTTTAAGCTCCAGGTGATCCGTACAGAGTTCTCCAGTCACCGAAGCCGAAGCTGTACCGCTCGTAACCTTTGGCTTTTGCGCTCATGGTGTCGAAATCATTGTCCTGCGTGAATTCGACCGCCGTTCTTTGCAAGCACATCAACCCTTCAGGGCAGTTCGTTCTGATGAAAAACGCATCCGTGTCGGTCAAGTAATGGTTCATCTTGATACCTTCAGGGAACGTGTTCGTCATCTTGAGCACATTCGGGTTGTTGGACATTACATCCGGCTGGAGCGTAGCCTTCAGGATCCGGTTGGCATCAAACCAGAGATTTCTAGGAACGATCAGACTTCTCGGCAGCAAGGAGATTTTAAGGCCCTTGGAGTTGGTAGCCCCCATGATGAGGATAACCAGATCTTCAAGCGAAGCCTCACTCATATCCGCTGCGGTGGTAAGCTCGTTCTGTTGATCTCCGGAAAGAGAAGGATGATCAGTGGCCAAGAGTTCCTTGCCGTCCGCAAACAAATAAGTTGAGCTGAAAGCCCGGTTATAAATGTTTGCACCGACATTCTCCTTCGTTTGACGGATGGAGAAAGCAAGAGCCCTTGCCCTGCGTTTGGATACAATCTCATAGAGGTTGTCGTCCAGTTCCTCTCGGGAAACCATATAGCCGAGTGCATAGGCCACATGGACGATCCGTTGAGTGATTCCCTGCGTTTCCGAATCGTAGGTTACACTTTGGGTCTGGTCCTTTTCCGGCGCCAGACCGAATCCTGTTAACTCCACCAGTTCTTCGTAATTCTTGGAACTGGTGTCCATGTCGAACAGATCGACATATTCGGGTTTATGTTCGTTGTACTGCCTACCAAACCACGCTTTCACCCCCGGCCATAACGCCTTGGGGTGATTGCCAGTAGTAATAATTCCAGCCATTTTTCACCCCTCCTTTATGTGGCCGTTACGCCGAGGATACCAGCGGCAAATCCACGATGTCTGTGCATACTGATCATAACTTCCCAGATAGCCCTGGTTGCCAGTGTATTGCCTTCCAACCTTGCCAGATTGAGAATGAGAAGCATATTGGAGGCGTTTGCTTCAGGGGGATCGGTGCCCGAATCGAGCTCCATCCCACTGATTCCCGTTGCCGTATCACCTGTATGAGCAGCGATCATGATTGCATTTTGTCCACACCACAGTTTTGTAGGTGCTGCAACCGCATCAGCCCTGATATGAAAAATCAGGTCCGGGTCGTCTGCAACATAAACATATCCTCCGGTGGAAGCAGGAAGATACTGTTTAGTCAAATCCGTGCGGAGTGGTTCTACTGCAACAATCGGGCCCAAGGTGTAATTCCCATCAGCCAGAGTTGCCACTTGAACCGTAGGATATTTAGCGGTAGTGTCATGGTAATCGGTTTCCGTTGTGTAATCGACAGGATCTCCGATAAACAGAGCGGTGGCATAAGTCGAATGTACGTAATACTTCGTCGCCTGACCGTTCCATGGATTACCGTTTTTATATCTTACAGGTCTAAGGCCGAATCTCTGGTCTACATTCAATGCGCCCATAAATTCGATCTCCTGTTACTGTTTTGTTTCTATGGTAATGCCCTCTTTGGGTATATACCGACCATCTCTGCCCACCTGCCCCTCCTTGTCGGTTCCCCTTTTGAGGGATTTTTCTATCAGGTTTATCTCATGCTGCTTTTCCTTTTGATCTGCCTCATACAGTTCTTTCTCTATCATCATGAGATATCCGTACATCGGGTTGTTCTGCCTGTCCTCTCCAACCAGTGTCCGGACATACCCACTCATTTTATCTCTGCCTTCCTGGGCTCCTTCCCCGACTCTCATTTCCGGATCGTTAACGAACTGATAGCCGGCATCCATGGCTTCCTGCAGGCGCTGTCCATCATCGTTAATCCACCTTGCGACCATATTGTCAGGCAACAGCTTCGGATCGATTTTTAGTCTCATGCGGTGTCTACCGAGCGGAACCCTGCGTTTACGTATGGTCTGTTTCTCTTGTTGTTCCTCTCTTGTGCTGGGCCTATTGTCTCTGGACATGACTCGTATCTCCTATATTAAGCGCTTTCATCATATTCTATTAAACTTCCCTGACTGAAATAATCACGCACGAACTGATCCCTGGTGAGAAGTCCCTGCTTTACAAACCGGTCACATTCTCTTTTGGCATCTGAAGGAAGGTCGATATACGACTTTTTCGTATTTGCCGGCCCACGATACTCACTGCCGGCATCGGAGACATCGGTGGCCCCTTCCCTGGCCGGATTGGAGAATTTTTGCGGAAATCTATTCATAACTTGTTTGGTTACCTCCTCCAAAAACATTCTTCCGGAAAGATGCGGTGCGGTATCTTTTACATAGAGCGCCATGGCATCCGCATAACTTTCCAGTTCCGGATCTGAACCATGCCATTTATTATCAGATTTCCAGGCGTCAAAATCTTCTTTTGTAAAGACAGCCTTTGGTTGCCGTTCTTCCGGCTGGCCATTTCCTGCCGGCGCATCCACATTTCCGGCCCTGGCTTCCGCAAGTTTTCGGTCTGCCTCCTCGAAGGCATCCGCATCCTGTTCCTGGAACGCACGTTTTCTGGCTTCTTGTAGTTCCTCAATATGCCGTTTCCTTTCGGATTCCAGTGTTCGCTTGTGATATTCTCCGAACTTATTGATTGTATCCCTAAGTTCCTTAATTTCTCCGTGAGCACTATCCAGGCGTTCCTGAAGTATTGGCATCAGGGTTCTACCACGTTCCACGAATTTATCTGCCGGCAACCACTTCTCCGGATCTCCACGCCATCTTTCTTTCGGGCTCCAGCCCATGTTGGTGGCCTGTTGTTCGATACGCTGATTTTCCTGCTGTCTTAACTGGGCTTCTTCATCGGACTTTTTCTGTTCATCCGGATTTGGCGCCTTGAGATCTTCCGGCAGTATTAACTCTTCTCTTGGATCCATTTTCAGTTACCTCCACCCATAAACACCCGTATACGATCCGCACCGGGCTTGTTTTTCTCTTTGAACTTCTCAAACTCTTCTTCAGGATCCTGCTGGGTCCGGAGATGAGCGAACTCTCCATCCCCTGCGAAATCCGATTGACCGTGAGGATAATACTTCTCTTCCCACTCTTCTGACACAATGGAGCTGATGTCCTTATCTGAACAAAGCTGGTACGGCTTTCCGTCCAGGCCTTCGAAAAACTCTCCTACGTATTTGGCAATACGCACCCTTTGCCCTACTCTGGGAATCGGAGGTTTCCAGTCCTCAAACGCATTTCCTCCGATGGCAACCAGAAGCCCAATCACTCGGCGCATCTTTTCCTTCTCCACGGTTTGCTCCGGAAGAAAGATACCACCGTCCGACTTGATTTTTACCTCTGGCCGGCTGATTAAAACCTTGTACTCCACCGGGAGGATGCCACTACCATTTTCTTTGCTTTCCGTAGACCATAGCTGTTGATCCTTTGGAATGTCCCCTTCTCCGTCCTCTGGTTCATGTTGTGTAAAACGGTAATAAAGGCGCCCTTCTGAGTCGGGCCAGTTGGGTTTATGCTGTTTTATTGGCCGATTCATGTCAAAACCGGCATTTTTCAGCTTTGCCCAATGAAGATCATCCTCAACAACTTCAGGTTCTATTCTAAGCAGTTTCATCTCTTTCCTCTTCTCTTAATTCGGCTGCAAATACGTCATTTCTGATATCCGCAATTACCTGTAGGGAACCGGTAAGCCCCCCGGCTTTAAATTCCGAAGTAACTCCCGATTCCCTATCCCCACGCAAATCCCCATTTTCTACCTCTTGTATGAATTTTTCTCTCTCTTCTGCGAGTTTTTCGAAAAACCATCGTGTCACTGGATGTCGTTTCCATTCCCGGTATGTTTCGAGATACGGTTCTATAAGTGCCATTATTTCTTTTCTCCCTCTCCTCCCTGGCCTTGTTGATTTTGTTTAATTGTCTGTCCAAGGAGTTTAATTCTTTCTCTTGCTTCTGCGCCTATCTCTTTTATTTGCTCTGCGTAAAACTTTAACTGTGGACCTATCTCTTGTGCCTCGGCCTTGGCTATATGTTCAACGGCATGGGCTCTGATCTTTTCGATCTCGGCCATCGTCCGGACCTGCTCGAGTTTGAACTTCTCAATTTCGAGCATCATTTTTTTACTCTCGATCTCCATTTTTCCGGTAATTTCCAGAACCTTGGGATCGGGCGGTGGGGGTTGACGTTTATCGGGAGGAGGAAGTACCTCTTCGATATCTTCAGCCTTAATTGCCTTTAAATACCGCAAAGTGAGGGCATCCTCGTTTACGTTCGGTCGACCGGACATAGCCATTTCTGCCTGTGCCTTGGCCATACGCTGTACGTCCGTTGCCATATTGGGATCCGACACCGGCACGATATCCAGGTCTTTCTTGTTGTAATCAGCCCTGGCGATAGCCTGTTCCTGGTCCATAATCCGGTAATACTGCACCTGCGGTAGATATTTGGCATTAAGGTTGTATCCCTTAATGAATTCCTTTTTTAAAGAGCGATGCACCCTCTTATAGATGGAATTGTAAACCTTGGTGCCCTGCTCCACCAGCATGAGTACGGTGGTGGCCGGTACATTGGCGCTGGTGGGCTCTTTTCCGGTCATAACCTCATGGATAGAGGAAATATCCCTTCCGGCGTCCAGAAGTAAGCCCAAAAGCTGAAAAAGCACCATGGAAGGCTCATTTACCGGCAGCGGAAAGATGGATTTTCTCAAATCCGGGTCTTTTGTATCCACACTTTTCCATTCTCCTCGAGAAAATTCCAATTTTCCGGTCTGCATCCGTACCCCCCGACCAAAGAACCCTGCCTGGAGGTTTGCCTGGGAGCCGGCGTCGAGAAGCTGATTGATAAGTGCGTTACAGGTATCATTAAGGGGAAAAAGAAGTAATCCGAACCCGATATCGTAGATACCGCCTCGGGGATTGGGCAGAAATCCGTACTTGGTAAAGTAATGAATAGGCTCGATTCGTACGATTTTCTTTGTTTGTGAGTTGATATCCACTCCATCCGTATCCCACCTTGACCGGATACGCACCACTTTTTGTGTATCCTTATGGACGGTCACAATATACGGCTCCGGATATCCGTCATGATCCAGGTCCAGGCGCCTGTGCTGCTCCAGGAAGACATGAGGCGTGGTTTCCCGGCCTTCGTCCGGCTCCTGGTGCGGTTCCAGGTGTGTGTGCAGTATGGGCGTATCCAGCCATATACCAGATTTTACGAACTCGTAGACCTCATACTCGTAATACGTACAGATATGCGTAATACGAGGGGCGGTTTCCATACTTTTGGCCTTGAAGTTGATACACACATCGTACGGGCTTATGCCCTGGGACACGTTCCGCTGGAGCCGTTTATCAAAGTAGGTCTTTTTGAAATAAGTTCCAAGGATGGGAAGACACATCAGCAGACGGTCCATATCCTCCACCCACTCCTCCTGCTCCTCGAGGTACTGATAACTCATATGCTTGGAAATACGTTCCCCTCGGAGGTATTTACTTCCATCCGGATCGTGGCCGATAATCTTGGTTTTTACGATATTTGTTCCTGGTATGAGTTCCGGCAGGGCTCTGGCTGAAAATTGTATTGCAGCCACGGTAATAAGCGGATATTTGACGTTGGCGGCACCTGCCTCACTTTCGTCAAGCAACTGCTCGGCAAGTACCATACCCTCTTCGTTCTGCTGTTTCCATTCTCTTCGGCTGGTTTCGTCTATTTCGTACTCTTTGACTACCCTGATGCCGATCTGATCAAGTTCTTCCTGGCCTAGTTTTCCGGCAACATTATCGTTTTTTGGCGCATCAATGCACCATTTTATCGGATTTCTGGCCGGAAATTGAGATTTGGCCTCTTTTTCTATCGAAACTACAGTTCCGGATTCAATTACCATCTGAATCCTCCTTGCTGATGAGTACAACAGTTTTTGCTAAAAAGCAAGTACTTTTTCAGTACCCTGCAACTCTGCTTCTCCTCGGCTTTGCCCGGTAGAAACTCTGAAACTCCGGTCCTGTGGGCTCCGTGATGGCCAGATCCATACCTGAAGTTATGAGGTAACGTGTTGCATCCATTAGATGATCCCGTTGGTTTCTGGCTACCTGCCCGTTCTCATCCCTGCGGTACAGCCTGTACTCCATAAGCCAATTACTCAAACTGGAAAATACTTTTAATCTTCCTGTACTCAGCCGTGTCCACACAGCATGAATACCTGCTTCAAGAGCATTATCTGCCGGCCAGACATCCAGCCCATACCCCTGGTACTCTTCCAATAAATGCGATCCATCAGCTACGTTTCTGCCTCTGGCAGAAGGGTCAATCACCCCAGGTATCCATTTACCCCGAGCAAGGATGGAGGTCGCATGTATCGGCGGTTCCGCATGGCCTAGATAATGCTCTGAGTACAGGTAAACTATGTCGGAATCACGGTCCCAGGCTGCAAATATGGCTGCGGTACGGTTCCAGCCAACATCCATACCGTAGGCTCTGGGCCAGTAGGCCGGCATTTCAAACGGCTCCACAAGTATTTTTTCTTCTAAAATCGGGTATATAGCCCCGGCGCCAAGGTGAGGTATGCCCTTGGACCGGGCCTCCCGGAGATGAGGTTCCGTAGCTGCCAGCATTTCCTTTTTGGCCTCTTCCGTTAAATGCGGTGCATCATCCCAGGTGGCGTTTACGACGAACCGGTCCTGCATTTCGTCTTTTTTCGGTAATTTACCTTCTTTTAAAAACATAAGTACGACTTCACTCAAGCCCAAAAGAGGCGTAAAGGTCAACATAACCAGACCTCTGGTGGTCATGGTCCGGATAACGCACTCTCCGTAAATATCCACCGGACATTCCTCATCCAAGAGAATTACGTCCTGTTCCACCCCTTCAAAGGACTTTCGTTTTTGATCGTAACTCTTGAGAGTCAGTCTGGAGGTTCCCCCGGTAGGTTCATGACGGACATTAATGGTTTCATAGGAATCCGGCACATTTCCGGCTTTACGTTTCCAATTGATAAGGCAGTTTCTTGGTATAAGTCCAGTACCTTCTGATCCAACTGGTCCGACCAGTTTTTCTTGCAGAATATCTCTGACAGTCTGACCGGTCGAACCGGCTGCCCAGGCTCGGATGGGTCTATCAAAACGATACCCAGGCCACCAATCCGGATATCTTCCAGTAAGGTGGCAGGTAAGTTCAAATCCACCCATTCCTTCAGTTTTTCCAATACGGTTCGCTGCCAAGGCGCATCTTTCACGATAATTTCTCCCTGCTGCAAAGAATTCGAAGTGTTTTGGATAGTTTTTGTATGATAACGGCCCATCTTCCGGATAATACGAACTAATTCTTTCGTATTTCTGTCTGACCTGAAGTTCCTTAGCCATGGCGGTAAGTTTGGCCAGTACTTCATGTTCGTAGGAGTGCTCCCCACCTATTATTCTCATGGACGGTCTTCCTCATATTCTTCTATAATATCCGCTATTTGCAATCCTTCCGGTATGAG